TTTGGCGGTCGTAGAGATCAGTTTGACCACCAGGCCTTTGCTGAATGGAGCAGCGGCCGCGTGAGCTGCTATAGAACTTTTGCCTGGGATCAAAGAACCCAGGCCCTGCAGTTTGTGCGCAGTTTGGATGTGCCCTACGAGCTGTATGGATTCAGCAAGGGCGCGGAAACTGTGCTGTGGATCGTGCCCCGCGTGACTCGTAGGCCCAGGTACGTGATCACCATAGGTGGTTGGTATTCGGTAAATTTTGATTTTGGTCGCTGGCGAGTGCCTTTTGACAATTGGTTTGACTCCAGCGGCGCTGGCAACACCAGCCCGGGAGTGCATGTGCCCCATGTGCGGCACAGTCACATGCAGGCCTGGGTCAATCAGTTCTATTAGACCCCTGTACGCGAATTGGTCTAGCGGTCTCTCTCAAAAGGAGACGATATCTGGGTTCGAATCCCAGCAGGGGCACCAGGTTGACCACAAACTGTGCTGATCATACAATGCACTGATTGAAACTGTGTTCTTTTACAAAGTGGAGGAGCCAGCACTGCTGGCTCCATAGTAGAGCGGGCTGTGGCGGGTCCGCAAGTATGAGTCGCATTCCAAAGAGTGCCCTTGGATTGGACGTAGCCTGTTCTACTATGGAAAAAATTTGGGTGTCTTGATGCTATGGCGTGTGCATCCCCGGACTGTAAATCCGGTCCCTCAGGGTAAACAATCGCGGTTCGAATCCGTGGACACCCACCAAATTTACGGGCCCTTAGCTCAGTTGGTCAGAGCGAGCGACTCATAATCGCTGGGTCGGGGGTTCAAGTCCCTCAGGGCCCACCATTTATTATACCTTTGGTCCTCGATAGATCAATTGGTATATGAAACCGTTTTGTGATTCGTAATCGCGTTTGACCTGGTAAGTGGGTTGATTTGCTCTGGCTGTTACGGCTGCATCACAGTCCTGTTGGCTGGCCCAAAGGTGAGTTATAATTCGACTGTCTTCGCCATCCGGTACGTTTGAGGTTGAAATATATCCAGGTTGGCTGCTCCACCAAGATTTCCAGGCAGTTTGTGCTGTTTCGTCGGCCTGTGCCAACCAGGGCACGCCTGCGGGTTTGGTTACTCGTATGGTGTGTTCGTACATGTTGAAATCTCCCAGTTGATTTATTTATGGAAAGGATCGCATACGCATGACCCAAAGGATCAAATTATGGAACAGTATCAAGGGACCGGTTCGTGAGTTTGGCCAACTGCGGGGCCGTATACTGTGCGGCGCTGAACAGCACGGCGACGAGCTGCGCCTGTATCTCACCGACACGCACTATGTGAGATTCTATCACCAGCAGGCTTGCTGCGAGTCGGTGTCAATCGAAGACATCTGCGGTGATCTCAGCGACCTAGTGGGTGAGCCCCTGACCGAGGCCGAAGAAGTGCGGGGCTACACAGGTCCTGAACAAGATTACGAAAGTTACACCTGGACCTTTTACCGTTTTGCCACGCGTCGTGGTAGTGTCACTGTGCGCTGGTTGGGGCACAGCAATGGCTACTACAGTGAAAGAGTAAGCGTGGACATCATAGGTGGTCCAGTGGAAGAAGAATAATACCCCCATAGCTCAGAGGACTTAGAGCACTTGCCGGCGAAGCAAGGGGTCGGAGGTTCAAATCCTTCTGGGGGTGCCATACAATGCCTGGTTGAGCAGAGAGGTTATGCACCTCCCTTACAAGGAGGACGATGTTGGTTCGAGTCCAACACCAGGTACCAAACAATGCAACGGTGGCAGAGAGGCCCAATGCAAGGGACTGCAAATCCCTAAAGCCGCTGGTTCAAATCCAGCCCGTTGCTCCAGACTTTATAGCCAGTTAGCTCAGCGGTAGAGCAATCGGTTGATAACCGATAGGTCATTGGTTCGATCCCAATATTGGCTACCAAACACGGGTGATATGGCCTAGACGGATGGGCACGGGACTCATAAGCCCGCGAGGTTGGATCGATACCAACTATCACCACCAAGCTATCGCAAGTGCAGTGAAGGCGAGCCTGTTATGGGCCAACTGGAGCAGAGGCTGATCACCTTTCGTCCCGCGGGGCGACAAGCGACCCAACATGGAAAGATTAGCCGAGATGGCCTAGCGGCAGCGGTTTCGAAAACCGAGGGCCCTGCAAGGGGCGTGTGAGTTCGAGTCTCACTCTTTCCGCCCTTGAGTCAATGTCGAGACTCGAACTTTGATAAATAAAGGTATGATATATTATACCGTTTACAAAGTCACAAATAACATCAATGGCAAGATCTACGTAGGATCTCATAAGACCAAAGATCTTAACGACAAATATTTTGGGTCAGGCAAGTATCTAAATTATGCTTTTCAGAAATACGGATTAGAGAATTTTACAAAAGAAATACTTTTTGTGTTTGATAATCCAAAAGACATGTATGCAAAAGAAGCAGAAATTGTCAACGAAAAATTCCTAACTGAAGAAAATACCTATAATCTAAAGCGTGGTGGATTCGGTGGATTTGATTACCTGAATGATGTGGAAAAATTCAGTAATCCCACTCACACACAAGATCATATGACAATGATGTCTAACAAAGTGCCGTACGCTACAAAAGTAGCAGCCGGTATCAAAGGCAATCGAGTGCTAAGACAGATGATAGAAGAAAACGGTGGCGCCTGGTGGCAAAGCTCTGGTTTTTCTGGCAGAACTCATTCTGAGCAGACCAAAAGAAAAATTTCAGAATCTGCCAAGATACACAGTAAGGGCAAAAACAATAGCCAATACGGAACAATGTGGATCACAAATGGTATTGAGTCTCAAAAGATTGTCCAGGGGTCTCCCGTCCCAAGCGGGTGGTATAAGGGCAGAAAAATGTCAAAAAAACATTGTAGAGACCAGTCATAGTAAACCGAGCTTCAGACTGTTTGCGGAGAGCTGCCAGAGTGGCCTATTGGCCGTGATTGGAAATCACCGGGCGCTGCAAAGCGCACAAAGGTTCGAATCCTTTGCTCTCCGCCATATATAACAAAATCGCCCCCATAGTTAAATGGCATAACGCAGTCTTGGTAAGACTGAATAGAAAGTTCGATTCTTTCTGGGGGCACCACAACACCGGAGGGGCAAACCGATTGGCGACGGTACCTGTCTTGAAAACAGTTGAGCCTGAAAAGGCCTTGGGGGTTCGACTCCGCCTCCCTCCGCCACAGTTTTACAAGTGGTATTTGATCCGCCGAATCCGAGCATGGTGCACGGACTTGCCTGTTAAGCAATGACTAGACTGGTTCGATTCCAGTGGGCGGAGCAAATGACATTTATTCCCCAGTAGCTCAGCGGGTAGAGCAGCGCACTGTTAATGCGCGGGTCGGCCGTTCGAACCGGTCCTGGGGAGCCAAGAACAGATGCGGGGGAGTGAAACGGAATATCATTCCAGTCTCATAAGCTGGCGATAGTGGGTTCGACTCCCACACCCGCAACCAAAACATGGCCCGTTAGCATAGTCTGGCCTATTGCGCCGCCCTGTCACGGCGGAGGACATCGGTTCGAATCCGATACGGGTCGCCAGCATTGAGATCGCACAGTAAAAACAACGGGCGGGGTGTGCGGGTTCGATTCCCGGTTGAGGCGGGTGGAAGCCCGGCCTTGGCCGCGCCCAGATCTCAAGACCAGTACTCCTGTCACCACACCCTCACTGAGTGGCGCAGGGAAGGGCAGCGTGAGGGCTGCCCGAGAGATCCAGCCCCGGTGGTGGAATTGGCAGACACGCCAGCTTCAGGTGCTGGTGCTCACTGGGCATGGGAGTTCGAGTCTCCCCTGGGGCACCAAATACACAGTAGAATCAATGACTTAGCAGTGGTTGACCACAATAGTCAACTTGCCTATAATAGCGGCATAAGTTAGTAATTGCTCTTTAACAATGCGGCTTTATTCACATGCGCATCTGGGCACTCGGCCGATGCCCTGCATAGTGCAGCCGCGCTCCCTTGGGAGCGTTCGAGGTGGATGGTGAAAATCCATTGATGTGCAGTTGAATAAGGCTGTAACAGTTTATTGGAACATGTGGCGAGATTCCAAAGGGTCGGTGATGTGTAGTGCAGCATCTGCCAATAGTGACCAAACCACCTCTGAGTCCAAATTTTTTGTTGTTATATTGAAGCACACTATTGTCTAATACTCCTCAGCCTAGGGGCTGTGTAGATACCGTTGGGATCGCAACCCAAGCTGGACTGCACATGGCTACAGAACCCTTTGACAAGGTCTGGTAGTGTGTTTCAATATGGTAACAGGTGGCAGCATGAGCGTGGTGTGATCCTCGAGGTAAGCGCCCGGACATGCGCTCACTCGTGCAGAGCAGTCGGGCGGCCGCCCGGCCTCGGTGGAGTGAGAGATATGGGTTCGATTCCCATCTACTTGTGACCATATTGAAGCGCATTCAAACACTGTGGCCACAGTGCAGCTGGCAGCAGAGTTGGAATTCCGACTCGTTGGGTTCGATTCCCAGAGTGTGTTTCAATATGGTATTACCCTATATGCGGGATTAACTCAGGGGTAGAGTGTCAGCCTTCCAAGCTGTTCGTCAGCGGTTCGAATCCGCTATCCCGCTCCAGAACGTGCCGTCTAATCAACGGCTAGTCTTACTCAGACGATGAGAAGTGCAGTGATATGCACGAGTGGTTCTGAAGCGTAATAGCTTCACAGTAGAAATACTGCGGTCTAACCTAACCGGCGCTGGCAATGCGATAATTCCCACTGGTCGTGAAGCGGGTGGAAGCTGTGTGTGATGGCATACGAGAACGACGGCGTAATGGCACGAAAACTTGTATGCTTGATGCAGTAAATTACCGCCGCAGTGGGGAAGCACCTAGCCCTGGTGACGGAATTGGTATACGTACTGGTCTTAGAAGCCAGGTTTTGTGGGTTCGAGTCCCACCTAGGGCACCATATTCAAGCACATTCTTGTTAGACTGAAACCCTGGTAGAATGCCAATTGGCCGCTTCCAACCCCGGGCATAGAGTGTGCTCCAATCTGGAGAGTTGGCTGAGTGGCTGAAGGCAGCGGTTTGCTAAACCGTCGACCGGGGAAACCAGGTCCATAGGTTCGAATCCTATACTCTCCGCCAGAATACAAGGCAGCGGTAGGTTGCTAGAAGCCTACCCTAACGGGCAGTGCGGGTGGCTCGGCCACCGCTGGGCGACCAGTGAACTGCAACTTCGAGTGCTGGCGGGCAAGCCGCTATATTTTTCAATCACGAGGTGACGTATGAAGATGAAGTTGAACATACCGGAAGTGATTGAGTTCATCAGAGCCCAATCGCCCGAAACCCGGATCTATCTGGGTTGCGACAGCGAACGCTATCGCATCCGCGACACCTGGTACGCGGACTACATCCTGGCCGTGGTAGTGCACCTGGATGGAAAACATGGCTGCAAGCTGTTTGGCGAAGTGGTCACCGAACGTGATTACGACCAGCGGCGTGACAGACCCGCTACCAGACTCATGACCGAATGCTACAAGGTCAGTGAGCTGTATCTCCAGCTGAGTGAAGTGCTGGAGGATCGCGAGGTTGAAGTGCACCTTGACATCAACCCCGACGAGAACTACGGTTCCAGCTGCGTTATCCAGCAGGCCGTGGGCTACATCAAGGGTGTGTGCAACATCATACCCATGGTCAAACCCGACGCCTTTGCGGCCAGCTACGCCGCGGATCGCATGAAACACGCCCTGGCACACAGGGCCGCTTGATGCAGTGCAGGAAAGCAAACGGATCTGAGGGCCTGCACCCCTGTGAAGATCCAGCTCTGCGGGTATAGTTCAGTGGCAGAACGACACGTTGCCAACGTGTAGGTCGTCGGTTCGACCCCGACTACCCGCTCCAAATTCATCTGCCTGTAGCGTAGTGGACGACGCATCTGTCTTCTAAACAGATATACAGAGGTTCGATTCCTCTCAGGCAGGCCATATTCTGGTTAAATACCGTCGTATGTACAAACATGGCATGATGACTCGCGAGCAGTTTGAAGCTGCTTATCTGGAATACATGAACAGTCGAGGTTATTGGACCGCCGACTATGATGTGGCCAACGAATGGCGCTACTATCAGCGTGGACGGTCTTGGTTTGCGGCATGGTCAGACGATCAACTGCCTATCTCGGATACCCTGGGGGATTAGTTAAATGGGATAACATCGGCTTTGCAAGCCGAGATTGAGAGTTCGATTCTCTCATCCTCCACCATTTTTGGTTGACCTCAGGTTGACCGGGAACGTCATTCAACGTATAGTAGATGATATTGCAGCACACGTTCTTTGACAAATTGAAGCAGTTCCAATTCACATGCACATGAATGCGTAGGCCACGCAGATGTTGCGGAAACAGCAGGGTCTATTGGCCCGGTTGGCAGGTTCGACTCCTGTGAATGTGCAGTTGAATTGGAATTGGAATTAGGGGAGTTTGATCTCCTCCCGCGGTGAAAGCCCTGGGGAAGGATAAGCCTGGTGACAGGCCCAAAGCGGTAGCGTCCTACACGCCCGCGCTGGCAACAGTCCGATCAAGCAAGCCTGCTCACTGTGGCGACACAGCGATCACTGATAAGACCGGTGGTTGTAACAGCAAAGCTGGTGCGGGGGAAACGACACATATCGACTGGCCCGCAAGGGAACCAGGGTATGTGAAAAGTAACGGGTGGTGCCGACTTCCCAGCAAAACCAATCAGCTAACTGGTATGAGAAAGGGTAGTGCAAGGGTCCAAGGGGTCGCTCCCAAGGGCTGGTTGTGCAGTATGAGTGGTTGGTGGATAGGCCGAGACCGGAGTAAAATCCGTATGCCGATGACACTGATCGCGAAAGACGTCTGAGTAGCCCGCGGGGCCAAAGGAACGTGGTGTGTTGTATCGTGTGTGCCAAAAGCGCATACGGCAACTGAGGCAGCACATCGCAGTAGGTTGATATAGCTCAATGGTAGAGCAACTCCCTTCTAAGGAGTCGGCTGTGAGTTTCGATACTCACTATCGATAGAAAATGCAAAGTCTGCCTCGGTTGTGTGTGAAAGACATCTAATGCTCAGGGCGTAAGCCAACTGAGTCCAGTGAAGCCCGCAAGGTGACATTGGTTTGTGGATGAGGGTTCGTAAAGAGTTAGCGCTCTTGAATGGCTCGCAAGGTCAGCGGAATGGATTCCACAGAGTAGCATACAACGACCGGTCTACTGCCTGACCGTAAAAACGGCGATGCTGCAAGCAGACCAGGCGACCGCAAGGCCCTGGTGGATGTCGAGAGAAACAGTGCTCGCAAGGTGCTGCATAATGCTCGAGGTGCTTGTGGGTGAGATGTAATCTCAGTCTTATCAAATTTCAAAACGATTGGCTCATGGTGAAATGGTATCACAGCAGATTTTGATTCCGCTATTCTTGGTTCGATTCCAAGTGGGCCTGCCAAAATAATAAAGGAGCCGGATGTATAAAGTATATTGGACCGATAGCCAAGGTCAATCACATGGACGCGAGCATGACAGCATCACTGAGATGCTGGCGCATAGCCGACGCCTGCGTGAACAACCGGGCATGAGGTTCATAACCACAGTGGGGGAAGATCCCAACTGTACCAGTCTGCAGGGCGCCACAGATGTGCCCGGCGATTACACATGGATGAAACGGAGAACTCGATGAAACGAGGTAAACCATAGTGTCATCCTAGATCCCATCGTATGGTCTAGGGTTGGCACGTTAAATCAACTCTATACGATCAACGATGGGACCGTAGTGTCAACGGTCAAGCACACCGGACTTTTAATCCGGCAAGTGTGGGTTCGAATCCCACCGGTCCCACCATCAAACGGGGTGTAAACTTTGATGGTGAAGTCCTGCCTCTTAAGCAGCGAGAACCCAGTTCGAGTCTGGGCCACCCCACCAATTCCAGCCCTGTTAGCTCACCGGGTAGAGCAACTGTTTCGTAAACAGTAGGTAGGCAGTTCGAGACTGTCACAGGGCACCAGATTCATTGACTGCGTGATGCCAGCGCAGTATAATTACTAGATGAACCAATTGATACAGGCCCTAGATCCCCAGCTGCTGGCCGAAGGTGACACTGACCCGCGCTATCTGGGATCACCATTTGTGAATCTGCTGCGGCTGGGCCCCAAAGTGAGGGGCACCAGATACGAACGGATCACCATCCAGCTGATGCAGCAGATGGGACATGACTATCAACCCCGCACTCACAGCGACCACGACGCTCGATTTGACGGCGTCAGCTATGAGATCAAGGGTGGCATGTTGAACCGCAACACTGATCATTTCAGTTTCCTGCAGATACGCCCCAACCAACTGTACGATGCCATGCTTTTCGCCATGTTCTATCCACACAGGGTCATACTCATGTCCATGGCCAAACAGCAGGTGATTGCCAATGTGGATTCGGGACAGTTCAGGCCCCAGCATGGCGGGGTTCATGGCCACAGCCATACCTATGTGTATTATGGACATGAGCACAGCCTACTAGCGATCGGAGCGCAACTGCTGCATGAGATTGAATAAAAACATTACCACAGCTGAACTCATGGCCATGGACTATCGCTATCACTACAGTGACAGTGAATTGATGGCAGACTGGCACAAGCTGTGCACCACCACGCAATACAAAACAGGCAGTCAGTTCCGCCCGGGCATCAAACTGTGCCATCACTTTTTCCCCAACTTCTGGCAAATACAAAACGGTCGCGGTGTGAGTTTTGCCTCAGCCTGGCAAGACCCCCAGATCATGGATCGTGTGCGACGGTGGGGGCTGGAAGGCATGAGCCAGCTGTGGTTGAGCTGGATACGCAGGGCCGTGTTTCTCACAGCAGGCCTCTGCAACAGCAGTTTCTACAGACCCCATCTGTCTCGCCAGATCGTGATGAGCACGGGTGTCAGCGAGGGCGTGCTGTTTGATCCCTGCGCGGGATGGGGCGGACGCATGCTGGGTACCGTGAGCGCGGGCTGGCGCTATGTGGCCTGCGAACCCAATCCCGTGACCTTTCAAAATCTCCAGCGCCTAGCACACTTCCTGCGCATACAGGATCGCGTGACCCTGTATAACCAACCCGCAGAACTGTGCGACATAGAAAGTCACAACAATGTGCACGTGGTCTTGACGTCACCTCCCTACTTCAATCTGGAACGCTACAGCGATCATGACGACCAATGCTACAATCGTTGGAGCGATTGGACTGATTGGCGAGACCAATGGTTGATACCATTGGTCACTAGGTGCCAGACCGTGGTCGGCCCGGGGGGACTCAGCTGCTGGAACGTGATGAACGTGGGTCGCTGCGATCTGGTCAGCGTGATCGAGCAGACGCATGCGCAGGGCTGGCAGCTGAACCAGGTCATGGGCATGAAGTCACCTCTGGCCAATCTCAGGCCCAAGAAAAATCAAGATCTAACCAGATGTTATCAACGGAGTGTAGGCTAGCCTGGTCCAAGTCGCCTGCTTTGGGAGCAAGAAACTGCAAGAATGAGATTCAAGAGTCCAAATTTTCCGTCCTATGTAATTTTATCCAGGGTATAGCTCAAGTAGGCAGAGCACCGGCTTTGGGAGCCGGAGGTTGGGAGTTCGAGGCTCTCTACCCTGACCAACCCATGCCCCCGTACGTCAGTGGACTAGACTACCTCGCTTCGAACGAGGGAGACGGGAGTTCGAATCTCTCCGGGGGTACCAATACTACCAAAACACTTGTGCCCCACGGCATGCGGTGTTATACTATTGAAAATTAGACAAAAGGATCACAAATGAACATCAGTCTGCGCCGCGCTGCGGCTCTTCAAAACAGCATACACGACGCCATCCGCGAGCTCCGCTTGGTGCGTTCGATCAAACTGAACGAATTCCAAGCAGCCGAACCCCAGCTGCTCCAGGCCGGGGTAGACCACAGGGTAGGCCTGCGCACCCGCAGCAGTCTCATGTGGGTGTTGTATCAGATCCGCCAGGCCGTGGGGCGAGCCAACGCCGCGGCCGGTATCGGGGATCGTCTGGCCCAGGTGGCGTTGCTGGACAAAGAGATCCAGTTCTACAGCGAACTGGCCGGATGCCAGGCCCGCGAAGGCGCTGAGGTCGTGGCCGGCAGGCTGGACAAGATCCGCAACAGTCCGGCCGAGACCAGCTACTACCGCGAATCTGTGGTAGAAAGCTCGGTGTTTGAAGTCCAGGACATCCAGGAGTTTCGCAAGCTGGTCTCAGAACATCGCCGCGCTCGCCAGAATCTCCAGGACCAGATCCTGGCGCTCAACGTGTGCACCGAGATCACGCTGGAGGATGAAGCGGTACAGATCCTCCAGAGCGCCAAGCTGTTGTAAAAGTTTTGGGCACAGGGCTCAGGCTCTGTGCCCCGGAGAGTGAAGGGGAGATTAGGGTAGACAAGCCAGGATTTACTCCTGGGTTGGTTTTCACAAGCCAACGTCTAATACCATTTGACATGGTACGCGCAGGCGTGCTCCGGGCTGAAATTATTCGATTTGTCAATTGCTGCCCGGTGATATGCAGGCCCCTGTGGATTGTGCCTTGTGGTTTGTGGTCAGCGGACCAAGCGTCCGCTCTGTAGATTGTCTCGTCTATCACTTGCTTTTTCGCTCTCCGTTCTATTCGCTCCGGGCCGTTGGATAGGCGGCAGGTTTCCTAAACCAGCTGGAGTAGGTTCGATTCCTACCCCGGGGACCACTTTGTTGACCACTATCATGTTCGATGCTACACTACGTGATCATGCGGGAGTGACGGAATCGGCATACGTATCGGACTTAAAATCCGAGTTTTGAGGGTTCGAGTCCCTCCTCCCGCACCAATTGTGAAAGACGCAAATGACCACGACATTTTTGATAAGCGACACCCATTTTGGTCACCGGGGTGTGTGCGAGTTCATGGGGCGCAGCGGCACCAAACTGAGACCCTGGACCGATGCAGACGCCATGGATGAACACATGATCCAGGCCTGGAACGCCCGTGTGGGCCCCAAAGACAAAGTCTATCACCTAGGCGATGTGGTGATCAATCGCAAGAGCCTGGCCACGCTGAGCAGGCTCAACGGCGACAAGGTCTTGATCAAGGGCAATCACGACATCTTCCAGCTCAAGGACTACGCGGCTCACTTCAGGGACATCAGGGCCTATCACGTGGTCAATGGCATGATCTTGAGCCACGTGCCCCTGCATCCCTCGGCGCTGTACAGGTTTGGCACCAACATACATGGTCACCTGCACGATGGTAGGGTGACCGATGATGCGGGAGTGATAGATCCGCGCTATATCTGTGTCAGCGTGGAACAGATCAACTATGAACCCATCAGCTGGGACGAAGTGCAGCAGCGCATCCGGGACCAAGGAGGTACCATTGGTTTCCGTAACGGCAATGGACCCACCATGTGACCCATTTTCGAAAGCCCACTGAATCAGTGGGCTTTTTTTTGACCTCATGTTTGGGCGCACTACTAAATATTTCAGCAACGCCGGTTTCTACCGACGTCGGACCCAAAAACGACGCCTGACATGACAATGTCTTTACTGGGGTCTTACCCCAGAACGCCGTCCGTGAGTGACCAAATGGGTCACTAGCCCAAACAAGCAAATGGAACGATATGATTGAGACATCGTGGGTCCTAGTTTTGGCTTTGATGATGGGCATGATTGTTGGCATGGCTCCTGGTATGAGTTCAGTCGTGGGGTTGGTCCTTTGCATGCCCGTCATCGGTCATCTGCCAGTGACTACTATATTGGTATTCTTTGCCTGTTACCTATGCGTGGTCCAGTACTACGGCAGCGTCAGCGCTCTACTATTGAAGATTCCGGGAGAAACCAGCAGCTTGCCCGTGCTCACGGCCGGCCAAGATCTCCGGGGCCAAGGTCTCATCAAGGGGTTGCGTCTCACGGCCCTAACCAGTTTTGTGGCCAGTGTGCTGGCTACCATGGTGTTTGCTCTGCTGTTTTTGCTGGATCGCTCGGCCTGGCTGGCCCTTTTCAATACCAAAGTCATGGTATTATTTTTGATCACACTGTTGGTATTACTGATAACCAACGGACGTTGGTGGTTCAATATCATGTTGACCTCAACCGGGCTGATCGTGGCCAACGCCCATGAAATCCCTATGGTGCAAGGACTCTGCGCTACATCACAGTGGTTTTGCGGTCTGCTACAGCCTATCGATATCACGCTTATATTGCTGGGACTGTATGCAGTTCCACTACTCTGGCATCAGGATGTAGACGCCCCTGATGGACCCAAGATACGCCGGACAAGCACGCCGCGCTGGCTGTCTTTTTGGCCCTATCGTTGGCTCACACTGAAACATTCATTGCTGGGCATGTTGGTGGGGCTAGTGCCTGGTATGGGGGTGACCCTGGCCAGTAACCTATCTGCTCGTCTAGAATCCGGCGTGAATGCGCGCCGCAGGTTAGCAGTAATGGGTGCAGCCGAGGCTTCCAACAACAGTGCAACTATCAGTTCAACTGTGCCATTCCTGATGTTGGGACTGCCTATTACCGCAAGTGAACTGTATTTAGACAACTGGTTTTCCATGTTTAGGAACATCCAGGTCAATTGGCAAATATTCTATCAGCAGATAGACCTAGGACTGACTGCTGTGCCCTTCTACTATTACTTTATTGGTTGTGTGCTGTTGGTCAATATGATGGCATTTTATCTCAGCAGCCGCCTGACTGTGTTGTATCAGAGCCTGGCCTCACTGCCCTCCCAATTCATGAATTACGTCATCAAAGGTTCTATCATGGTGGCCTTGGTCAGCATGATTTGGACCAACGGAATTTCTGCCAGTTCGTTGGTCACGATTTTGTTGCCGGCCAGCTGCCTGGGCGTTTGGGCCAGATCCCGACAGATCGACGTGGTTGCTTTGCCTATTTCTCTGGTCGTGGGCAAGCTGACGTTTGACACTTTCGCCAAGGCCTACTATCTTTACTTCTAAGGAGACAATAATGAAACGATTACTTGTGATTTTTATAGCAGCATTGTGTCTGGTCCAGGCGCATGCATCCGACACTAGGATCATGGTTACTCAGAGCGCCGGCAAAGGCAGTTCACATGAGCGTATTGTGGCGTTGATTACTGAAGGGTTCGACCAAAATCGGATACGATTTGAATACACAGCGGGCCGTAACTGTGTGCCTGCGGTGCAGCTCTGGAATGATTCCCGGCGAGATCCAGTGGTCATGGTCTACTCCAGTACCAGCCCCCAGCTGAGCGAACAGACGGGCATACCCTGCGCGGCTCAACCAGATGACAGCGTCAAGATCTATCTACTGGGCATGTCGTCCCACTATGTATGTCGCCACCCCGACAGCAAACCCATTACATCTGCTGTCAAGGTCAGTATCGCCGAAGCACAAAAAAATGTGATCGATATCGCACGGGCCAGCGGATATGATTGGCGCTATGTTCCCGGCACCAGCGCCCAGGGACTCATGATGTTGGCCAATCGAGAAGTAGATTGGGCATTTGTGAATACCACTTTTGGTGATGAAAAAATACGCGCAGTGCCCGGGATCAGCTGCGACTATATCGCAGATCCCGATAGCAAGACGCACAAGCCGTTGCAAAGCACGGTTAGATTTCGAGAAAGCGTGACCCCATTCCTCAATCCCGTGGCCGTAGTGATGTCTAAGAATCTGTCGCCCACACAACATCAAATTATGCGTCGTATTTTTCACGCCGAAAACGCTGCCTTTGTGTCCGGAGTCCAGGCTGCCTACATCATCAAAGATTTGCCCAGTGACCAGCAGTCGGCCAGATTTTATAGGGAATTTTTTGAACACTACACCAAGATAGGGCGACAGCTGAGGCAATGACACTGTCAGATTTGGAATCGCGCAAGGGCTACTATCAAGTAGGTCACAAGCGTTTTCTCAACAAAGTCCCAGCCATACTCGAAGCCAGTAGGCACGGTCTATTCCCGCAGTGGGTGTTCATGAACGATCTCCTGGACAAGTATGACTGGAAGACTCCTCCTGATGCCACTCTGTCGCAACTGTATAGGGACCGGTGCCAACAGCTGAGAGATCAATACTCATGGCTGACATTGAGTTACAGCGGCGGTGCCGATTCGGATAATATATTGAGGACGTTCTTAGACAACAACATCAGGTTAGACGAGCTGCTGGTGCTCTGGCCTGTGCAACGGTCTGAATCACTGCCAACAGATGCTTGGGATCTTGCCCAGTCCAACTGGACATCGGAATGGGCTCTCACTCTCAAACCTCGACTCAGATGGCTGGCTCAGAATCATCCTCACATAAAAATTACTGTGCGTGACTGGGCCCAAGAGCTGCCACACTATCAAGTCAAGGATGACTTTTTGATTACCAGGGCCAGCATGCTGAGTCCCTATGGTGTCATGAGATGGCATGACAGAGCTAGGTTAGATAGGTTGGCCCACAAAAATGGTGTGTTGATCTATGGCACAGACAAACCCCGTTTGTGCATACGGGACGGATGGTACAATATCTACTTTGTGGATGTGGCGGTGCAGGCCAATCAGCCTGAGATAGACGCATGGAGCGATCATGTGGAACTGTTTTACTGGTCCCCCGATACTTTGGATCTAGTTTGCAAACAGGCTCATACGGTGATTGATTTTTTTCAAGCACATGCCAGTCTCAACCCCATGTTAGATTGGCCCATACAGGCCCAGTGGCACGAAGACTATCGCAACATAGTCAAGTCACTGATCTATCCGGGCACTTATGATCACTTTCAGGTAAGGCATTTCGCCTACGACACCATCGTGGATGCTACTGAGTTGGCGGGTTATTTCCGGGAGGTCAATGCCAGGGCTTGGCATACCCTACGTCCCTTGATACAAGATAGCTTTGTGGGAACATGGGACGGACAAACCCAATTGACTGGCATGATAAACGGTATGTGGCCAGTACGTGGTGTGATATCTACCAAAAGATTCGGCTGACTGCTAGCTTGCGGTAAGTAAAAAATCTTACGGAGACTTACGGATGAAACTGCTCAAAACGTTGATTGTACCATTACTGATGGCTTGGTCTTGCGTGCAAGCTCAATCTACGGTCACTTTGGTCTATCCCTGGACTCTAGGAGACAGCATGGCCGGGGTAATGATGGCCATGCTGGAAGAGGCTAACCTACAACAGAATCGATATCGTTTCGTGATCGAAAGCCGTCCGGGTGCGGGCAGCGCCATCGCGGCCAACCATGTGATACGCACACCCAACACCATACTGAGCACTGGCGCCAGCGTATGGCTGCGACCTATCTTTTATCCCAAAGAAAGCCATGATCCCAGCCAATTGCGCACCATACTGGTGCAGTTTGAATGTCCATTTGCTGTGACCAGTGGCCGCTTCAGCAGCTGGAGTCAGGTGCCCCGAGATCGGCCCCTGACCGTGGGCACCAGCGGCTTAGGTGTGGTCACCCATCTCACAGCTACCCAGATACAAAAGATCTACCCCCAGATGAATGTGGTTCCTTTCCGCAGCACCAGCGAGGCATTACAAAATGCTGTGGGCCAACATGTGGATTTTCATGTGGGATTCGTGCGACAAGCTGAAGAGTACACCACACGCTCACCGGGGGTGACCATATTGGGTGTAACAGGATCTAGGCCAGTCAAAGATTATCATCCCTTGGTAAAACAAGGGTTTGGCCAAGAACTGGCTGATATAACTTTGACCCATTTTCTCATGGTCAGCACTAAGACCGATCACAAACTGGCGTCTGACTGGGCCAACATATTGCGCAAGGCCATGACTACACCCCGCGTTAGGGACATGTACAGTCAAGACTACTGCCGAAGCATGGATGATGTGCGCAAGTTGGACAGCTGGCAACAGCAACAAATTCAGATATGGTATGCCATGACCAAAGCATTGGGACCACTCTGATCATGCGTTGGCCACCTTATTTTTTGGGCTATGGGGCCCATATCTCAGACCATATGTATGGCCTCTGGGAACCAGTCCTGGATAGATTTCTTTTGGTAGCACCCGATGATCGTATGCTGAGTCAGTTGAGTATTTTGGCCAGCAGAAGATATAGAACCAGTGTGATCAGATTAGACAGTAGGCGATCTGATCCCAACCTAATTGACAACTCAGTCTGTCTCAATTGGACGCTCAAAGACAGTAGTGCCATATGGGTAAGTGAACTCAATGCTGGTGTGAACACAGATACTGGTCTATGTGAGGCGTCACCTTGTGATTGGCCTGTTGATCGAGAGCAGGCCTACCTAATGGCCTGCTATCATATTCTGCGCAGCCAAACGCCTGGTCAGAGTATGTTTCCGCAGTATTTTAGCTATTGGCGCGCCTATTATGATTTGGTCAAAGTGGCAATAGATGATCCAGTGTTATTCGGCCAGGATTGGACTGAACTAATTGAGTTTGAAAAACTGTCTAGACGCATTATTTTTCACTCTAGAGATCTTGATCAACTCTCAGCCAATTGGAAGGCGTTGCTTGCACAATTCCACATGGTGCAGGAATGGAACAAATGGGTGGAGGATCAGCATGCGTGAAAAAATCGTATATGTGAGACAGACCAAGGATTTGTTGTCAATGATTAGCGGCACTGGTATACTGCACGCGCTGAAAGTGCAAAGTATGTTTTTGGGCAGGGGCTTTTATGCAAGGGCGGGTGCGGATGTATGGCCACTCAAATTTCAAAGAGATTTCTGGCATCAGCTTATGCCAGTCACTGTTATGCCTCAACCAACTGCCCAAGATCTAGATTTTGCTCAGTGTACCGACCATGTGTTCAAACACCTGCGTGCCACGCGGTGGGATAGACCATGGTATGTGGACTGGAGTGGCGGTATAGATAGCACTGTAATAGTGGTAGCACTGTTACGTAACTTAGCCCCAGCTGATCTTGACAATGTGATAATCAATCTCAATGCGTTCAGTTATTGGGAACATGCTGATTTCTATAGAGACCATATTCGCCCCAACTTCCGCTGCATCAATACCCAACAGTACGATCGTGATGTTAGAAACTGTGTGCACCACTACCGTGTGCACGGCGACCCCGCAGACATGCTTTGGGGCGCTGCAAGATCATTGCAGGCCAAGAAAGATGGTATAGATCTCAGCCGAAGCTGGCGAGATAATGATACCGCCTGGCAACAGTTCAATCGTAGATTGTGGGGGGATCAAACAGCACGCTGGATCTATCGCGTGATGACCCAAAGCATAGAATCTGTGCCACAGTACGGGGTTGAGACCATAGCTGACTGGTATTGGTGGCTGAACTTCAACTTCAAATGGGTGCAAAAAATGGTCTACGATTATGACCCTGCCGACCAGCCCCAGCAGTACTTTGATAACATCGTACCGTGGTATGCTGATCCGGTCTATCAGCTATGGAGCATCAATCATGGTAGATTCAGCCTATTGAACAGCAGCCTTGATGCCTATAAATCAGAAGCAAAAGATTACATCTGGTCCTGGGATCACAATGACCTCTATCGCAAATTCAAACTGAAATTCAACAGCACAGGTCGCCCCAGCAGCAAAGAATGTTGGGCAATCACTGATCGATTGGAGTATTTGGATCGCGAACAGTTGATGTCCAATCCGCAGTTGATGCTTGATCATTTGGTCGATCGCCATTGATATCAGCCGTCCAACACCAGCCCTGCGGTGACTGCCATCGTTGCTGCCAAGGACACCTGTGGGGCGAGGCCTATGGGCATCAGTTCCGCAAGGGCAAACCCTGCGGTTGGCTGGGTGATCGAGGCTGCCTGATCTACCCCAACCACCCCCAGGATCCCTGCAAGAGTTTTGTATGTGGGTGGAAAAGCCAAGGTCGATGGCCTGCACAGCTGAGGCCCGATAAGAGCAACGTGATATTCGTGACTCGCCGGGCCGGGGAGCACCGCTACTGGCATGGTGTCAATTGCAGCACTAGATTGGACCACACTGTGTTTGACTGGGCTTTGCAGCACCATAGATCCACGGGTGAAAATCTAGTGCTGACCCGAGACCAGAGTCTGGTAGCCTACACCCGGGAGCAGTCCTTCCTGGACCAGATCAAACTCAATTATCCCAACAGTCAGGTCATCTGGCAGAGCTGACCTTCCCATAAATACCGGGGAGGTGCTGAGTGTTACCCGAACGTCATTGGTTTATCCACTATGCCAGCGTGCCTTGGCCCTATCTGGATCAGAGTCAGTTGGATTGGGAACGGGGCATCACTGCTGTACAGCATTGGCTCACGGACCAAGTGGGCGGGCATCTTGACACCTGGGCCTGGGACGATGGCCGCGTGCCCTATCATCTGGGTGTGAGTTTTAGATGGGACCAAGATCGCCTCATGTTTGTGTTGCGATGGTCGTAAAAAAAGCCCCTGGACCAGGGGCTTTTTGATCTGCTGTGATCAGAGTTTAGAAGCTCTTGTTCACCGACAGCATCACGCCCTGTTGATACAGTTTCATTCCATTCAGCGTGTTGGCTGCCTTGGCACCTGCACCAAATTGGCCGTTGCCCACGTAGTGCACACCCACTCCCACGCCCGCCACCTGCATGGTACCACCCACGCGATAGTCGGTATAGTTTAGGTTGCTGTGGTTGGCGTACTGTGTACGGCCCAGATGCGCGTTCAGCGTGAAATCCTTGGTCACGGGCTGATTGGCATTGACTTCAAAGTAGCGTGTGCCCGAGCTGTTGGCCAGCCCAAAGTAGTCGCTGACGCTTTGGCTGACCTTGGCGCTCACGATGCCTTTTTCCACACCAACGTACAGCTCATGCGTGTTGCTGTGGCTGCCAAACTTGTGATCGCGCTGGTTGTAGAGATAGTTATAGGTGCCCACATCTAGCTTGACAACACCCAAGTCTTTCTTGAAACCAGCGTAAAGGTCATGTTCCAAACCAACCGAGTCGGTATAGTTGGCCGAGCTCACATTGCTGTTCCAGTTACCCGCGTAAACACCGCTGCTGTGGGCGTAGTCAAAACCACCCTGCAGGGCTGAACCTTTTTGCGTTTGGCTGATACCGCGGAAACGATAGTCCGAGGTCAGTCCCACGTTGCCGGTCAGTTGGGCATGGGCCACGCTGGTGGCGGCCATCAGTAGTGCTGCTGCTAAAAACTTCTTCATCGATGATCTCCTTGTATGTGCGCTGCCGGTTGGCAGCACTGCTATTATGTATGCTGGACAATGCCAGCTCATAAAAAACCGCCACACAGAGTGGCGGTGTGATTGGTCGCTGTTATTTCTTGTTGAAAGCCCAGTACAACACCGCGATGGCTACCAAGCCCACCAAGCCCTGTTGTCCCAGCGCCGTGACCAGTTTGATGATACCCGCTACCACATCCAGCCCAATAAAGGGCACTGCTGCACCAAACAGGATCTGCAGTACCACGGCCACCGCGATCAGCTTGACACCCAGATCCAACACATTGTTGAGAATGGCACCTGCCACTTGGAATACATTGTTCATAACAACCTCCTTTGGTTCGACTTCCTAGCGAAGACGTAATTTTATTTACAGGTTGGTCCGAGGTCTGGCGGTTTATGCTGGATTTTTGGCAGAAAAGAGGCAAAATATGGTCACTTTTGGCTAACAACAGGGTTGACCATGGTCAGTGGCTTTGCTATACTGTACCAACGCTGATGAACTTCAGCTACACTTTAGAGAGGAAATCTAGCAATGAGCAAACTTCACATCAACCCCGAAACCAAGACGTTCAAGCTGTTCTCGGCCCTGCGCGATGGTGCTACCATCAGCGCCAGCCAAGCTGAGAAACGCTTCGGCATCAAGAACATCACCGCCGAAGTGAGCCGCATCCGCCAAAGCGGCCATGCTGTGTATGCCAACACCCGCAAGGCTCGTAACGGCGTCACGGTTACAGAGTACGTGATGGGCAAACCCAGCCGCAAGCTGGTCGCCGCTGGTTACCGTGCTCTGCAGTTGGGCCTGTAATAAGTAATTGGTCCATCCCAAAAGCCGCCCTAGGGCGGCTTTTTTTATGGTTGACTGCAACGCGGAATCTGTGTTATACTGTGGGGGACATCAACTTGGAGGCGCAGCATGCAGATCGATATGTCTTTGGTAGTGTGGTTGCTCTGTGCTTGGGTACTGGGTTTTGGTCTAGGTTACTTGCGGGGCATCAATGCCGTGGTACACATGATGCGTGAGTTGGAGGCCCAAGCCGCTGCCAGTGGAGAACTGCAAGTGCGGGCGGATCTGCTGCAGGGCTGTATCTATCTCTATGACATCACCAACGGAGGCGAGCGTTTCCTAGTGCAGGGTGCCACAGTGGAAGAACTGCTGCACAAAGTCGAGACTCAATTTGGTGACCTGCACTTTAGGGTGGTGGCAGGCGATGCTAGGCACATGCTCAGACAGTATTTGAACTCACACAAGGACGCAGAATGAAAGTACACATTGGACCTTATCGCTCATGGTTTGGCCCCTATCAGCTGGCCGAACTGCTGTGCTTCTGGGCTAGAAAACAAAAGGACGAATATGGTTTCCCTCAGAAGCCCGACTGGGTGCACAATTTCGGTGAGTGGCTGGCCCACGGCTCAGTAGAACCCAAATCCCAAGTGGGGGAGATCCGCAGCTGGGACCGCGAACGACACGAGACCTGGCTGTATCGGTTGCTGCAATGGATTCATACTAAGCAAAAGCGTACCATCAAAGTGCATATCGATCGCTGGGATACCTGGAGCATGGATCATACCCTAGCCCTGATCGTGCTGCCCATGCTGCGCCAGCTCAACGAGACCAAACACGGCGCACCCCTAGTGGATGACGAAGATGTGCCCCAACCGCTGCGATCGACCACAGCACCTGTTCAGACTCAGGAAGAAAAAGACTGCGGTCATCCCGATGGCAATCACTTTGCCCGCTGGGACTGGGTCTTGGGCGAAATGATCTGGGCGTTCGAGCAAGAACTAGATGACGATGCTGAGCACCAGTTCTACTCGGGGGAGAGTGATCTCCAGTGGAAGCAGCTGGACAATGACATGAGCGAAATGCTGCACGGACCCAATCACACCATGGAGATCGACCATGCGGGACTGGAGGCCTGGCAGGCTCGCAAGCAGAATGGCTTCCGCTTGTTTGGCAAATACTATCAAAATCTCTGGGACTGACATGACCTTCAACATTTTGACCCCAGCCAGGATGCGAGGTAAATCACGCATGGCCAATATCAAAACTTTGGGCCAACTGTTAGGCCCGCAAGACTATGTGAACAGTGTGAGCACACCTGCTGAAATTGATCCCGATGGCATGGATCGTTGGGCCCACTACTGCTGGCGGGCACAGGTCATGAACCACAATCAACAGCACATGATCAACTTCATGGCCACCCATGCTAGCAGTCCATTCGGCATGCTAGTGTGGGAAAGCCTGCGTGACACATGTGCGCAAGTGACTCCCCAAGAACAGCTCGAGGTGGGCAAGAGCATTATTGGCAGCATGCGCGATTTTTATAATCTGCGATGGGCGCATCAAAAAATGCTGGGCATGGGTACTGCCAGCAAATGGCGCAAGGACGCGGCACGCTGCCTCAATGGCACTGTGTATCAGCAGGGCGACGAAGGTCTCATACATACCCTATACTGGTTCTGGCAAAGCGATAGTCTGCACGAGAGGTTGAAAACGCTCTTTCCCAACAGTGTGACCCAGCTCAAGGATGGTCGTTTGAGCCTGACCAGTGTGGAGCGAGGCATCCGCCTCTACAAACGCCGCTGGCACGTGGATTATTGGTTTTGCAACAGCACAGGCGATCTCTACAGATGGAGCCTGCCGCAAGCAGATGGCCAGATCAGCATGCTGGATGATCTTTGGCAACGGGCTCGCCACCATAACCTAGTCTTGGAGGCCCAGGGTCATGTGGTGCGGGATCATGTGATGGGTGACATCATGCAACTGCGTCCCCTGCGTTTGGTGACGCTGCCATGCTAGATCGTCGATCGCTGATCGCTGCGACCAGTCCCAGACAGGCACGTAGACGCCTGAGTCGAGCGCAATACATGGTCTGGCTCAAACAGGCCTGCTGGGATCGCCTGCGCTATACCACCGTGGGTCGCAGTTTCTGTGACTATTTTGCTATCAAGGATGAGTTCCTGCTACATACAGCTGACGAGGCTAGGCATTGGGAACACATCCAGACACACTATCGCCAGCAGCAGCCGCTGACGCATGGCCCTACAGCACAGAGATAGCCATCGGGTATGGTGGTCTGGGCCACGTATTGGAATGGTGCCAGCGAGACTGCTCTAGGGAATGGCGCTGGCGCATGAAAGACACTGCCAACGATAGCTGGCACTATGAATTCTTTTTCCTAGATGGTCGCGATGCCATGGCTTTTAGGCTGAGATGGCAAGGTGCCAGTTGATGCCGTGCGCACCAGGTGCTACAATATGCAAAAGGTGATCACATGAAGATATGGTTGGTAGAACTAGAAGCGGTAGAAACTCGCTACACTGGGCAGTGGAAGACATGGATCCCCCAACTGCTGCGAGATCAAGGACATCAAGTGGACATAGTGAGTGGCCCCAGCGACATACCCGCGGCCACCACTCCGGGCGCCTTCCTGAACTTTGGCGGCACCAATGTGTACAAAGCGGCCCAGGTCCAACAGATAGGTCGCTTGTTCTGCGACGGCATGATACAGCCGGGCGATCACTTTTTGTTTACTGATGCTTGGCATCCGGGCATAATCAATCTCAAATACATGAGTGAGCTGTTGGACATTCCCGTGGTGATACATGGGCTATGGCATGCGGGCAGTTATGATCCCCAGGACTTCCTGGGTCGGTTGATAGGCGACGAACCCTGGGTCCGACACGCCGAACGCTCCTTTTTCCATGCCATAGATCATAACTACTTTGCCACCCAATTCCACAAGCGCATGTTCTGTGAGACTCTGTTGGGATTCACTCCCGCGGACATCATGTTCGATCGCAAGATCATACAGACTGGTTGGCCCATGGAATACATGAACCAGACCTTGGCACCCTATGGGGGCATGCCCAAGCGTGATCTTATTCTTTTTCCGCATCGCATCGCGTCCGAAAAACAAGTGGAGATCTTTAGAGATCTGGCCCAACATCTGCCACAGTATGAATTCGTGGTCTGCCAAGATCAACCACTGACCAAACACCAATATCACACGCTGCTGGGTCAGGCCAAGATCGTGTTCAGCGCCAATCTACAAGAGACCCTGGGCATCAGCTGCTACGAGGGTGCGGTGGTGGGTGCTGTGCCCATGGTACCGGACAGGCTCAGCTACACAGAAATGTACATGGATGCTTTCAAATATCCTAGCGAGTGGACAGCCAGCTGGGATCAATACCAGCAGCATCGTGCAGATATCTGCCAGCGTGTGCATAGACTGATCCAAAACTATGATGCTCTGGTGCCCCTGATCGCTCAGCAGGCCCGCGACCTAGATGATCGCTATTTTTCGGCCCAGGGCCTGCTGCAACAGTTCGGGGGCTGATGCCGATGGGTCACACTCTGTTGGCCGTGATCGGCCATGTCAGCGTGATCCTGCTGGCGCTTTGGCTCTATGGCCAATATTTCGCGCAATGGCTAGAAAGACCCCGGGTGTTCACGCTGATCATGCTGCAGGTACTGCCCCTGGGCGCGGGCTACATGTATATCCAATTGGTCGGCCTACTGTTGGGTCTCTAGATCCCAAGGTTGACCATAAACTGCAAGATCGCTACAATAAGCACTCACAGTAAGGAGAACGCATGGATCAGTCACACGGATCACCCTATGACCGCGGCAGCGCGGATGCCTACTATCGCCGAAGCCGCGATCCCCACTACTGGCCCGAGGGCACCTACCGGGGCACCCGGGTAGAGGCAGCTGACATGACTGCCCAGCAGCTGGCCCAGTATGAACAGGGCTATCAAGAGCAGGTGGCCAGCGGGGATTTCAAAGATTGGGGCTAACAACCCTGCTAAATCAATGACTTAGCACACCTGTGTTTTGGTTGACCACAATCACCAGATCGCTTATAATAGCGGTACAGTGAACAACACGGAGCACACCATGAGCTGGATCAAGGACGGCATTAGGGTAGAAGCGGACTATCTGGGTCATGTGATACAGGGCCGGGTGGTGGACAGTCGGGTCAAATACGGCGGCCAAGTGCAATATACCGTGGACCTGGACCAACCCGTGCAGTTTCGCTGGCGTAGCGAGCCCAGCATCCGTGTGCTGATCGACCGTGACCAAATCCTGCGTGAGATGGCTTGACCAAAAAATGCATTTCACCTATAATATGGCTACACTAACAACACGGAGCCCCCGATGAGTCGCAAGACACGTGAATGGACCTGCGCAGTATTGGATGCCATGGATCAGGGCCTGTTGGATCCCAAGGCCGTGGCTGAAATGTGCATGAGCTACATGAGCGAATCCCAAGTGGCAGACATGTGCCGTGTCAACGACCTCCAGGATCTGATTCCGGAAGAACAAGAGGAAGAGCAAGAATGATCCTGCGATCCATGGTTTTTGTGTTTGGACTGCTCACGGTGTTTGGTGCTGTGGGCACCCTGGACGTAGACCCCGATGCCAGCCTGCTGTTACAGGGCGGTGTGGCACTGGTAGGCCTAATCCTCATGAGCTTGGCATTTCCTATCTTTCGCAAAGGATAACATGAACACTTCCGTGACTCTGACCGCTGACGAATTCCGACGCCTGCACAATGGTCTCTGCGAGCTAGACAGCATGGTGCGGAAGCTGGCCGATAACAACGTGCATCAAAGTCAGGCCCTGGCAGACATCCTCCAGACGCTGCGCGACAGCTTGTCGGGTGCCTATGCACAAGAGAGCCGTGATTTTGATGCCAAGAACCAGCACTATGAACAGGTTCGTGCCAGCCTGGGACTCAGCGCGGTGTGGAGCATGTATGAAGTGGGTGATATGGACCAACCCCATGCCTTTCAAGGTGCGCTGCAGGTGGCATATCTGGATCACTGGGGCGACAAACCGGTCTATGTGCAGATACGCGGCCCGCTATGGCGCGACCTCTATGCGGCCGCTGATATGGCCATACGTGATAGCGGTGATACACATCATGTGTTCGTGGAGGCTTTTCGGGTCAATAAACAACAACCCCGGCAGCTCTTACTGACCACGGGCAGCTAGGAGTTCACATGCGCAAGTACAACACATGGTTCAACAAGAACAGTGAAACAGACCGCATCAACGCTTGGTTCGTGAGCGACATTACCGATCCCGAGATGGAGGACGAGAGAAAACTCTCGAAGGATCGCACCCAGAGCGAGCGTATCCGGTACCACGGCCAGGAAGAACTCCGACCCCGGGTGGCCACGTTCCCCGTGAGCCAGCTCTATGACAGTGAAACCCAGGAGCGCCGGGCCAAGATGCTGTGCGACTATCTCAACAAGATCCAAGATGCATTGGATCAAGCCGAGCGTCATGCCATCCTGGTGGATCGGATCAAGGGCGCTCCGCCCGCAGAATCCAACAACGAGTAAGAGATCATGATACCCCAAGACCATCACGATGATGTGGTGCACCACAGCATGAATTTCATGCGAGCCATCGCCGAGGCCTATGGTAAAGAACAGGGGTTGAAGCTATGGGATACCATCGCGGATACCATAGACCCAGATCTCAAAGGCCAGATCTTGATGGCCATGCTGACCGGCGCTGCGCCGGGACGCATCCGCGTTTGGGGACATGATTCCAATCTGCACAACAAAGTGGCCCAGATCAAGGCCGTGAGAGCCGCATCGGGTTGGGCTCTAAAAGAAGCCAAAGACGCGGTGGATGCACTGTGTGAGCGGGGCACGGCCATAGTGATCGAGTGTGATCGCAACCGTCGCGATGCTTTCTGTGCTGATCTCAGAAACTCGGGGATGCGATGCTAGACACTGATGATGCACAAGAACCAGGACCCAATCACCAGTTCGTGGTCATGTGGTCCTGCGAAGGGTTGGAATATGTGGCCGACATCACTGAAGATCAGCATCAGCGTGTGCTCAACCGTCTCAAAGGCAAGAAGCATATCAGCGGTGTGGCCAATATCATGCACCTCCAACTGCGGGCCCAATACAACAGTCAGAGGTTCTATGAGATCTACGTGGTCGAGGCGACAGATGGTATAACTGAACAGGACATCCGCGACATGTTTGAATCATCGCCCCAAATGGCTGCGGACACTATTCGCAGCAAGGGCACTCGCGTGTACGGAACCCCCATGGGTCAATCCAGGCCCAAAATAACCTAAGGAGAGATCATGAAGTTTATCATTGGTTTTGTGATGGGAATCGTGGTGGGCCAGATCGGATTTGGTGGGATGGCCCGCGTGATGGACCGTGGTGTCAACATGGTGCAGCAACAGGCCCAGGAGGTGGTCAAACAACAGGGAAATTGATTTGTCCAAAAGGCAACAAATAGGTTGACAGCAATAGCAATTGGCACTACAATATGAACATGCTGCAAGAACACAGCATACAGGCAACTCAACTCAATCACTTTAGAGAGGCAACTGCAATGAGCAAAGCTGAAAAACTGTTTACCGTGGCCGGTACCGCTACCACTCCCGACGGCGTGACCAAGGTTCGTTTCGCCAACGACCTGGTGGCTCGTATCAAGATCCTTACCAAGGCCCGCAATACCAACATCAACCTGGTGGAACTGCCCCAGCCCATGACCAAGCTGGATGCTCTCAAGCATCTCCAGACCCTGGGCGTGACCCAAGGCGATGCGGGTTTCGCCGTGGCCAATAAGCTGGCTGAAAAGGCCAAGGTGGCCCAAAAGGGTGAAGTCAAGGTAACCCTCAGCAAAGGCAAGGCCCCCAGCAAGGCCAAGGTCGAAGCCAAGACCGAAGCTGATGCTGCCTAATCGCAGCTGATGCCAAAAAGCCCGCTCCGGCGGGCTTTTTTATTTGTGACGCCAATGACTGCGTCGGAGATGCAGTCTGGTCGCATTGTATTGCAAGGCAGTCAAGACCAAAGCGCCTGCCCAAGGTAGTGCAGCCACCGCCCAGTCCGCTCCGTGGCTGAACCAATGGGCCAGCAAGGGTTCTTTCACGGCCATCTGTAGCGCCACTGCAAACAGTACCGCGCTGCCCACGAACACCGCATCAGGCCATCGAGCCAGGATCCGGGTGACCATAGTGGCGCCAAACAGTATGATCGGCACACTGATCAAGAGGCCAAGGATCACCAGAGCAAAGTCACCCTGGGCTGCTGCCGCGATGGCCAAGGCATTGTCTATGCCCATGACCGCATCGGCTAGCACTATGGTAGCCATGGCACCCCAGAATGTGGTCGCGGGCTGGATGCCGCTGTGAGCCGACGCCTGAGTCAGGCGCCAGCCGATCCAGATCAGAGCCACGGCTCCGGCCAACCTCAGGCCCGGAACAGTCAGCAACCATGTCAACACGGCCACGCTGGCTATCCTCACCAGCAAGGCACCTGCGGTACCTGCCCATATGGCTCTCTGTCTTAGGTCAGGTGGTAGGCGATTGGCGGCCATACCAATGACCAGGGCATTGTCTCCAGCTAGAACGATATCAATGAGTATGATGGCCAGAATGGCCCATGCTGCTTCAAGGCTTAGCAATTCCATTATATGTCTCCATGTAATGGTCTCGCCGCTTGCTCTCTAGACCGGGCTTGGGGCCGGGATGACGACCTAGAGCACCCACATGATTATGGGCCAGCTACTCCCCACAAGTATTTAGTTCTCATGCCTAAATTCTGTAAATATAAGATCATGACTGAACAAGATTTTGAAGATCATCTACGCAGGTTGGTTGTGGATCTGTGCGAAATCCTGTGGGAGGCTGGGGTGACCAAAGTGCCCATAGATGCCATCATGCGCTGTATAGGTGTGCCTGAAGAAGCTGCCAACAGTCACCAAGGGGAGTTCTTTGCGTTGGATGGTCCTGATTTCCAGGAAAGCCTGGCGCGCCGTAGGGGCGAACGGGTGACCAAACGACCTCCCCATGCCACGCTGCATTAGCCACTTTAGTTGACAGCCCCTGTCAGCCAGCATAAAATACAACACTTACCAAGGAGACATCATGTCAACCAATCACGAAACCATCCGTACTGCTTTTGATACCTATATCGCTGAAAATGAAAAGTTCACAGCCAAGGGCGTGAAAGCATCCGCTGCCCGCGCTCGCAAAGCTCTGCAGGAAATGAGCAAGGCCATCAAAGAACGCCGCAAAGAGAAAAAGAAGCTCTGGCCGCAGCCAAATGAGTCTGCACAGTTGGGTCACCCAGGTGGTGCAAGATCCCGATAATCCAGATGAGTGGATGTTGGATCTGGGTCTGGACCTGTGCCAGCAGTTGGGGTGGCAGGTGGGCGATACTTTGCAATGGATAGACAACGAGGACGGCACATGGAGCCTACGCAAAATGTCCTAGACGAACTGATTAGCGCGATCGAAGATGACGTAGACACCACTGTGTCAAACCAGTGGTCTACCTTGGGTGCGGTAGGACCTACCGCACTAGGTGCGGTGGGCGCCAACGCCGCTGTGTGGTCTGTTGACGGTACCACCTCAATCAGTGGTCCGTACTGGACCACGGGTACCTTGACGCTGGGCAATGCGTCCCCCAGTTACACGTTTACCAACACTACCTGGGCACAAAACACCGTCAACATTACCAACAATGGTATCGAGATGTCACGCGACGCGGATATCATGATTGACGGACAAAGTCTGTTGGCTCGCATCCAACGCATAGAACAGCGCCTGGCCCTGATCAATCGCGACCAAGATCTAGAGCAAAGTTGGCCCCAGCTACTAGAGGCCGCCGAAACCTACCAAAAGGTCCTGCAAGAAGTGTCAGCCAAACAGGCCGTGTGGGATCGCCTAAATCAACCCCTGCCCAAGGCGTCAAAATGACTGATCTCGAACTTGCACACTATATCTCAGCTTGGATTGGGCGCTATGCCCGACAAAACCACATGCGCGATCTGGTAGTGGGCATTTCCGGCGGCATTGACAGCAGTGTGGTCAGTACGCTGTGTGCTGAAACTGGCATGCCCGTGACCGCGGTGATCATGCCCATACATCAGAGCGCCCATACCCATAGTCTCAGCGTGAGGCACGGCATGTGGTTGGCCGAACGCTATGCCAACGTTTCTGTGCTGACCCTGGATCTTGACGCGGCATTTGATGCCTTGGTGGCTACCTTGACAAAGGTGCAGGCCACTTCAGAACTGGCCTTGGCCAACAGCCGCAGCCGCTTGAGGATGATCGCACTGTATCAGATCGCCCAGAGCCGCGGAGGACTGGTGGTGGGCACCGGCAATCGGGTGGAAGACTTTGGTGTGGGCTTCTTTACCAAGTATGGCGATGGTGGTGTAGACATCTCGCCCATAGGTGACTGCCTCAAGACCCAGGTCTGGGCCATGGGCCGGGCACTGGAGATCTTGCCGGAAATCATTGCGGCCGCACCCACCGACGGTCTTTGGTCAGATGGTCGCACCGATGAGGATCAACTGGGCATGACCTATCCCCAACTGGAGGCCGCCATGCTGGCTGACGCGCTGGGTCACTGTCCCGACGACACGCGAGATCAGGAACGCCTGGCTCGATATCGCGAAATACGTCGCCAAAATCTGCACAAGATGACACCTATACCAGTGTGTATCTTGGATCAATAGGTGTTTTTCCAGATGTAGTAGCATATTTGATCAAATTCTGTTACTATATACATCTACAGGCAATTTTTTAGAGCCGTCTTTCATATATGTGCCTGGCGGCTCGGCGCAGAGGATCGCGCCTAACCAAAGGAGAACTCCGATGAAAACATATATGAGAGGTTTCGCATTGGGTCTGGCAGTGATATTGGCGATGACGGCCATCACCACCGTGACCCGTTACAAGTTGGTCAGTTTGCAGTCTCAGCAGGCTCACAGTGCTGAAGTGGTATCGGTCAAAGATCGCGAACGGCAGCTCAAGTGCATGGCCGACAACATCTACTATGAAGCTGCTACCGAACCAGCTGAAGGCAAGTTGGCCGTGGGCATCGTGGTCATGAATCGGGTGGCCCATCCGGCCTTTCCCAAAGATCCCTGCCAGGTGATCTATCAGCGCAACACCTTCTATCAAAACATCGTGTGCCAGTTCACATGGCTGTGTGATGGATCAGTGGGCCGCAGGCCGGTGCAGCAACGTCTCTATGATGAAAGCATGGACGCGGCCAAGATGGTGCTGCTGGAAGGCTTCCGCATGCCCAGCCTCAAAGATGCACTGTTCTATCATGCCACGTATGTAAACCCAAATTGGAAGAAAAAACGTGTTGCTCTAATTGGGAACCATGTTTTTTATGCGTTATGATCTGAATTTACATCGGGAACCGTGCCATCGAGCAAACATGCCTACACTCACAGTTTTTCCGCAATGTTCGCAAGTTTTTGACATTTGTGACGGATGTGTACCTTGTGATAATCTCTGTTGGTTGCTGGTTGGTCCTAATAGATTATGTGTTCCTGCAGCGATCCGTTTCCTATTTGATTTTCTCTGTATTTCGCCACCTACAAAATTATGTTTGCCCTCGGCTACAAGTTTTTTTGCATGGTGTCCTCCCAGGCAATGATGAGTCCCGTTCGCTACCTTAGCACGATGGATTTCTCCGCCGAGCCAATGGTGCTTACCATCAGAGACCAATTTACGCATACGTTCTTGAGCAGACAAAGATGCTACTAATCTACGCATTTCCTGATTGTCTACCTGTTTCGATAATCCTTGCCAAGCGGCATAATCTTGCCAACGGCCGTATTTCTCGAATAGTATGCGATGTGCTTCGGCGTGCTCTTCGACTGTGAGTTTTACTATATTTGACGGGTCATCAGATCCGCCAGCATGTTTAGGTATTATATGATGTTTATGAAAATAAGTAATCATGCTGATGCTCCTATAAGCGTTAGAGTAGTTGGGGATTGCAGTCCCGCGAACTACACCTATTTATACAAACAACCGGAGAAAAACAATGGCAACGCTTGATGTCAAAAAGATCACTGAATGGGTAGCAGCACACGTGGCCCCAGCAACCGCAGAAACGTTCGCGTGGTTGGCCGTGGTATTCATCCACGCGGCCACCATTCCTACCCTGATAGCGGTGCTCACAGGGCTGAGCGACAGGATGCCCACTGTGGACATGGTACTGTTGACCTGGGCCGGGCTCAGCTGCCTTTTTGTGCAGGCCTCGATCCAGCGAAACATGCTGCAGATCCTGACCATAGCGGCGGGATTTCTCATCCAAAGCAGCCTAATGGCCTTGATCTTTTTCAAATGATCTGCTAACATGTGAGCATGATAGTTGAAAAAACAAGTGAATGGATCCGATTGACCCCCCAAGATCCAGGTTTTAGGGTCCAGGATGGTATCATAATGGTACCGCGGGCAGGCATAGAACTGTCCGATCAATGTCCCAAAGCCTTTAAAGACCTGCTGATACATGCCCTTGATCAAGGCTGGGTACAGCCCGTGGCCCGCGTACACCAACATGACTATCTGATAGCGAGATTGAAGCGATGAACCAACAAACACCTGCCCAAGGTATCATGGAGATGTCACGCTACCCAGACTCCCGCTGCTTCCGAGTGTCCTGTGACTGTGGTGCCACCGAACACCAGGTAGACGCCTGGATCGAAGTGGACCGAGATGTGCCTTTCGTCACAGTGACCTTCTATGCCGAGCTGTGGACCCCGGTCAGTGATTTCTGGCAGCGTGTGAAAATAGCCTGGCATGTGCTGGTACACGGGGTGCATCGCCAGGAACATGATCTCATGCTGCGCGGTCAGGCCGCCCGCAATCTAGCCGGCGCCATCAACAAGGCCGTGGATGAACTGGAGAGTCAATGACCCACGTGGTAACTGAAGCCTGTGTACGGTGCCGCTACACCGATTGCGTGACAGTGTGCCCAGTGGACTGTTTCCACGCAGGTCCCAACATGCTGGTCATAGACCCCAACGAGTGCATCGACTGTGCGGTATGCATACCCGAATGTCCGGTCAATGCCATCCGCGCTGAAAATGATCTCGCACCCGATCAAGAAGACTGGATCCAGATCAATGCCGACCTGGCCCAAACCTGGCCCGTGATCACACAACGCACCGACCCCTTGCCCGATGCGGATGAGTGGGCCACGGTCAAACACAAAAAACAGCACCTAGATCGCGGCTAAAAATCTCTGTAGAATCAATGACTTAGATCTCTTGAGAATCAATGACTTAGCGCGGTTGACCGAATACGTCTTTTCCGGCATAATGTTGATGCTGTGAACAACCAAGGAGACGCAGATGCAGAAACAAGCTCATGTTTTTAGTGTCAAAGTGGGACAAGAAGCAGTGGTGATGATCGACTGCCGCCCCATGCTGAAACGGCTGTTTCACACCAGCGAAGCCGATGCGGTGCGTAGCATGCGAGCCCAGGGCTATAAAGTCAAAGCGGGTGCACCCCTGAGCTACCGGGCGTTCCAAAGACTGTACCCGGGTGTGGTGCTGTAACAACAACATCGGGGCCCTAGGGCCCCGATTCTCTTGATAGACCGTGTCTAAAACCCCACAAGAATCAATGACTTAGATCTCTTAAGAATCAATGACTTAGCACGGTTGACCAAAATCACCCATTGTCTTATAATGTGTGCATAGTGAACAACAAGGAGCACATGATGGACAAATGGACCCTGGACAGCGCAAAGCGTCACAAAGACAAGTTCTATGTTGATGAGACCAGCGCCAAGTTTGGCCCGCATGTGCGTTGGAACAGCAATGATCGAGTGCCCTTTGACGACATGCTGGAATGCTTCCAACATCTGGGCTGGATCGACCTGCAGACGCGTGAAAACAGTACTCGAGCACGTGATGCTGACACCGCGGCGTTCCTGGCAGAATACCGGGCCAACTACCGTGGCCCGTCGGAAGAAGAACTGGCCGAAGCCCGTGCTGAGTTTGGTGCTGGCGCTACGGTAGTCAATGTCTTTACTGGTCATCGTTACACTGTTTAAGGAGACCCAAATGAAAGTGATTTTGATTGTGCTGCTGATCGTCGCGATACTTGTGTTGGGACCGCTAGCCACGATCTGGAGCCTGAACACCCTGTTCCCTACTCTCAACATTGGCTATGGTTTTAGTGAGTGGGCGGCCGTGATCATTCTGGCAGGCGCTCTCCGGGCGAACGTCACAGTGAACAAATAAGGAGCAACACAATGAGAATAGTAAATGATTTTGGTCTAGTGCGCATCGTCAGCATGGGTGATCCTTTCACACAGGCGCATGACGTGCGCGTGGAATGGCAAAAGGATGGTGCCTGGACGCTGTATCGAGGCTTCAACAGTCTCAGCGACGATTATGTCTGGGACAACAGCCGCGAAGCAGCTGGCAGGGCCATCCGTGAATTGGCAGCAGAATTGGCAGCAGAGGCAGCGGTATGACCATGCATCTGGTTGGGCCCTGGTTGAGCACCACTGGCAAGCGAAAAAGCAAACGCAAATTTCGCACCGCCGCAGGCGCTGCCCAGGCACGTGAGCTCCAGGAGAGCTGGCAGGGCCTCCTGTCCCAACACGGCATCAAGGCCGCTGCCAACAGCAGGCGTAAGAAAACGGATTTTGAACCCATGAAACGAGCACCGCTCAGTTATCGGGGTTCGGATCAGCCTCGCATACCCAGCCTGCCCTTTACTGGCGAGGCCTGCACTGTGGGCGAGCAGAAGGTCTATACCGGCGACAAGATCAAGGGCATCGGCACCATGCACAAGTCAAACGCTGTGCCCATCTTCTCAGATGAACAAGCCCGCGACATCGCTCGCATGCGTCGCTGACCCCAGGATATAGATTGACCTAAAAATCATATGATCGTATAATGAGTTTTTTATCGAGGAGCCCAGCATGACCCAATCTGATTGCCGTGTGATATTGCGTGAACGCTATCCCAAGATTTTCGCTGAGCGATGTGAGCTCAGCGTGGGCGATGGCTGGTTCAATGTGCTGGACGCGGCCTGCGGTTGCATCCAGGCACACGTCGATTGGACCCATAAGCAACACGATGATGCGATTCGTTACAACATCATGGCCACGGCCCTGCGCGATGGCAACGAAGAGCCGTTCCTGAAGTTCTATGAAAATATGCCCCAGGACTGGCTGGAACGACGCCGCGGCGAGATCATGGCTGAAGGGCTCCGTGAAGTCAAGCAACCCTGTGAGCAAGTGGTCGCGGCCCAGGTCAAGGAAAAGTTCGGTACCCTGCGCTTCTATGTCAACGGCGGGGATGATACCACCCGGGGCATGATCCAGATGGCCGAGGCCATGAGCGCCTGCACCTGTGAAGACTGTGGCGCCCCGGGCACCACTGGTGGTCATGGTTGGATCCGGACGCTGTGCCCCAAACATCATATGAAAGACAAGTCATGAAAATCGCAGTAACGTCAGACATCCACCTGGAGTTTGGCGACCTTGACCTAGTGAACAACAACGGCGCCCAGGTTCTTATCTTGGGTGGCGACATCATGATCGCCCAGGATCTGCATGATCATCCCGCGTCGGCTGCCTTGGACCAGGCCCAGATCATGGGAACCCTGGGCTCACGACAGGCTCAGGCCGTGCGATTCCGCGAGTTCCTGCTGAGCGTGAGCCAGCGGTTTGAACACGTGATCTATGTGGCCGGCAATCATGAGTTCTATCATGGCAAGTGGGTGCAGAACATCGATGATCTCCGTAAGGAATGTGCGGCGTTCCCCAACGTGCATTTCCTGGAGCGCGATACCATCACCATCAACGGCGTGCTGTTCGTGGGTGGAACCCTCTGGACCGATATGAATCGATTTGATCCCTTGACTCTGCATGCTGTGAGCAGCATGATGAGCGACTTCCAGATCATCCGTAACGATGCCAAGGGATTCCGGCGACTGACACCTGCGGATACCGCAGAGCGCCACGACAAGACCGTGAAATATATCCGCACGGTGCTGGAGCAGAACCGCGATACCCCCACAGTGGTGGTGGGACATCACTCTCCTAGCCAGCTCAGTGTGCATCCGCGCTATGCCAACGATCGTGTGATGAACGGGGCCTATCACTCGGATCTGTCGGAACTGATCCTGGACCATCCCCAGATCCGCCTGTGGACTCATGGTCACACCCACGAGGACTTTGACTATGAAATCGGCACCACCCGCATAGTGTGCAATCCTCGCGGTTATGCGGGTCACGAGCCACGCGCCGCCACATGGCAACCCAAGACCGTGGAGATCTAGCATGAACCAACGAATCCAAGAACTTGCTGAACAGGCTGTAGTCGCAGTTGATAATCCATTTCCAGGTAACCCTCTAAACGAAGAATTGGAGAAGATGTATATACCCGATTGCTTTGCTGAAAAATTCGCCGAGTTGATTGTGAGAGAATGTGCTCGGGTAGCAGACCAATGGGTCGATGACGAAGATAATGGTACCAATTTGGTAAGTGAAAAACTAAAACAACATTTTGGAGTTGAATAATGGGTACCAATTACTACGTGGCCAAGAACCTGTGCGAATGCTGCAACCGCTATGATCAGGAATATCACATAGGTAAGAGCAGCGGCGGTTGGGCGTTCTCGTTCCGGGGCTATCCCGCGGAACAGCTGACCTCCTGGCGAGCCTGGAAACTTTTCCTCCGGGACCAGATCATCATGGACGAGTATGGTGAACGCAAGGACTATACATGGTTCGTCAACATGATCGAGACCTACAAGAGTCCCGGCTGGGTCGACGAGCTCGGTCGTAAAAATCTCCTGCACAACGCCGAGGGCAAGAAAGGGCCAAGACCCTATTTCAATCCCGATCGCGACTGGGACGATCCGGATGGGTACTCGTTCACGACCACGGAATTTTCATGAAAAAACTCACAATATTCGAAAAAGAGTATGATGGCGAAAGTGTTTATGATGTTGATCGCGATGTCAGTGAAGCGTTTCTGGAAGACTTCAATCCCTTGGTAAAACAAATTCCCAGCGATGAGCATGGCTTCCAGCAGGGTGTGTTTGAAGTCACTATTACTTGGAGACCCGAACGGGATGACCGTAAACTGATCGGATACTGTGAGCGAGAAGAGGGCTTTTATCCCATGTATGAGCCGCCCCGGGGGCGCATCACCACGCAGGCCTTTATACTGTGTCGCTATTGCCAAGGCGTGATCTGGAGCACAGGTGGCCCCCGCGAGGGCGCTGTGTGCATACCCTGTCGTGAGAAAGAACCCGATGATAGATAACAAAGACCTAGGCACCCCCGCGCTCCAAGCGCGTTCACAGTTTGAAGAGACCAATGAGCACTATGTGCAACAAAGTGAACAGTACTGGCAGGGGCTTGACCATGATCAACAGCTCATGGCTTTCTGCGCCATGGTGAGGCGCATGTATCGTGGAGAACTGCAAGACCGTGGCACCTACAGATGGGTACTGTATGATGTGTTTGGGTTTGGTCCCGAGGCCTATGTGCCAGCTCAGCTGGCTGGCTACCTAGCTCTACACAACAGCATCTGCCACGATGAACATGATTGGCAATTGATCAAGGCCTGGAGCGAACATCAGGGCCTGGACGTGACCAAGCAGGACATATTGGATTGGCTACAGGGAGGAGAGGCAATTGGACCAGCAATTTGAAAAAGCAGCCATGTGGCGCAGGCTGCAAGATCAGCCGGGCACTTACTACTGCCAGGCTGCGGAACCCGAACGTGCGGAATTTCGGCGTTTCTTCGAAAGTGTGCTGCACGATGGCCGCGCCACGGTGGAATTTACCAAGTCGGATGGCAGCCGCCGCGTGATGATTTGCACACTGAACGAGGATCACGGGGCTAAATATCACAGCAATGATCCCGATGTTACCAAACCCACAACCAGCGCTCGCAAAGATCGAGCGGTCAACAATGAAGTGCGCACCGTATGGGACTGCGAAGCCGGCGCCTGGCGTAGTTTCCGCTGGGACCGATTGATCCGCGTAGAGTTTACCATTGGCTAAAGAAGAAGCACTCAAATTCGAAGGTGAAATTGTTGAAATGCTGCCCAACGCCACGTTTCGTGTGCAGTTGGATGGCACCAGCACCATAGTGTTGGGCATGATTTCCGGCCGCATGCGCCAGTTCAACATCAAGGTCATGCTGGGCGACAGAGTAGAAATTGAATTTTCACCCTATGACCTAAGCCGGGGCAGGATCACGCGCAGGAAATAAATATATGCCATGCGCGAACACATAGATCTCATAGAAGCCACCACACGTCCGGCCAAGCTGGAAACCACACCCTTGCCCTATGGGGTCAAGGATCTCGAACCGGTAATGAGCCGGGCTACCCTGGACTATCACTACGAACATTTGGCCCGGGGCTATGCCAAGCGATACAATGCTGGGGAGGGCAACGCCAACTTCAATCGTGCGGGCAGTTTTCTGCACAACAAGTTTTTCCCTCAGCTGAGAGCTCCTAAGGCTGCCAATCGCCCGCGTGGTGCGGCGCTGGCACTGATCGAAACTCACTTCAAGACCTGGGAAGACTTTCAGGAGCAGTTCACCCAAGAGGCTATGAAAATCCAAGGGTCGGGCTGGATCTACCTCAGCACCACCGGCGCGATCAAGACCATAGCCAACCATGCTGTGCGTACTGATATCTGTATGCTAGTTGACTGGTGGGAACATAGTTATGTGCTAGATCATCTCTGGGATAAGAAGTCTTATATTAGAGATTTTTGGCGTATAGTGAACTGGGATGTAGTAAACGAAAGATTGTAAGGTGACATAAATATTCGTGGAAGCATACACGAGCTATGTCAAAAAATTATCGAAAAGTCTACGAACGCTACCACCGGTGTAGCCTTTTACCCGGTATTGATATACACCATATAGATGGGGATCATAACAACAATTCCCCATCAAATTTGATAGCGGTTACTCTCCAGGAACACTACAATATCCATAAAGCACAGGACGATCATTATGCCTGTGTTATGATCGCACAACGGATGGGTCATAAACCCGAGGACTGGCTAGAACTAGCTAGAATCAACGGCAGAAAGTCGGCTCTCAATAATAAAAATAATGGTGTTGGGCTAATAGCCTGGCGAGAAAATAATCCCGATCTAGTAAAGCAATCCTGTTCAGCTGGCGGCAAAATAGCTGGTGAGAAGGCTGTTGAATTAGGATTAGGAATTCACTCCTTGTCTAAAGAAGAAAAAGTAATTATTGCTTCAAAAGGCGGACAAAGAGCAGCTGAACTAGGATTGGGATTTTGCGCCGGTCATGCCTCCAGAGCCGGTTCTATTGGAGGTAAAAAGGGTGGAAAATATGCTAAGGAAAATCAAACGGGCATCTTTGCAATGACACCTGATCAAATTCGCGAAAGAAACGCTAAAGCAGCTCTTACCAAGTTAGTTAAAAATGGTAAGGCTTGTTATGCACCTTGGGCACTTTAAAATCAACTGGGACGTTTGCAACGAGCGTTTATGATACAAGTCACAAGCCAAGCTGTGGGCAAGATACGCGAGCTCATGACCCATGAATCACAGCCCCAAACCGTGCTACGTGTGTTCGTGACAGGCGGCGGCTGTTCGGGGCTACAATACGGGTTTACCTTTGACCAAGAGACCACCCAAGAAGATTTTGAGATCCACTGTGGTGTGCCCATGGTGGTAGATGCCATGAGCATGCAGTATCTGCAGGGTGCCACTATAGACTATCAAGACGATGTTGCGGGTTCTGCCTTCGTGATACAGAATCCCAACGCCAACACCACCTGTGGATGTGGCAGCAGTTTCAGTATCTAGCCAATGAAATTGACGTTTGATCAACCGCATGTCATACTGCGAGATGATCCCATGTTATGGCAGTGGGACAACTGGCTAGATGATCACGAATTGTCTGTGCTGCTGGCCAACCTAGGCCAGCTGGTCTATACCCAAGGTTACAGCAAGCATGCTGGTGGTCAGCACCAGGTTACAGACAGGCGCCATGCACTCAATCATATCGTGACCGATCAAGACCCTGTGGTGTTCCAACAGCTGGAACAAAAGGTAGCGGATTTCTTGGCGCAGCCCAAGGATCATTTTGAACCTGCTGTGATTTTACAGTACCAATCACAGGGTCATTTCAAACCTCATCACGACTTCAATCGACAAAAATGGCGGGGCGTGACCAGCCATAGACTGGCCACTTTGATACTGTATCTCAATCACGATTTTGATGGGGGCGTCACGGAGTTTCCCATGCTGGGTATCAAGGTGTCACCGCGTGCGGGCAGGGTGGTGTTCTGGAGATACGACTATCAAGATGCTGCCAAAAATCAACTGTTGATGCATTCAAGCGAAAAGGTTTTCGCAGGTGTCAAGCATGCCATGGTTTTCTTCCTGAGGGATAGACCCTTTGTTGGTGCCCAACGCCAGCGCATGGTCTACTGATCGTTCCAAAACTTGTGCAGTCCAGCGCGGCGGTCGAGGCTTTTTTGATCTTCAAGGTTGGCACATTCTATCTGACACAGTTGAGCGACCACATCGGGATCTAGCTGCAGAGTTTGACCCTGGGCGTTGGTCAAGGGCGATTGGGGATTGTGGCACCAATTGTCCAAGACCCTGGGACGATCCAGTACCCTGAACAGATCTACCAGGTCAGCGGCCTGATCACCAACCACATCAACCAACTGTGGCCTTTGGTCCAAGGCCATAGCCGAGGTAGCAAACACCGTGGTACCAAAAATGCTGTGGGTGCCGCCCGCTAGGCACACATGTGGGGGCAGACCGCGGCGTTTGAGTATGTCATAGACCGACAGCAGATGATTGAACAGGCAGCGTCCCGAGTGATCGATCTGTTCGGTGCCTAGCTGTGCCAAGAGAACCTGCAGTCGATCCCGGTCAGGATCCATTCCCTGGGGCGCGAACTTGAACATCAGCGTGATACGCTGGGCGGGACAGATCCTGGTCACGCCCCGGGCACAGTGCCAGAGGTCGCTGTCAAATACTAGGCCATGATTGAAGCGGGGCAATTCGGCATGCAACACCCGCTGATCATCGTACAACAGGGTTTCTCCGCCCCATTCCCTGTGCCAATGTTTGTTGAGATAGATCACCAGCGTCCTCTCATGCTGTCTTTTGCTGTCAGCGTGTGGATAACCCTCCACACCAAAGGTATGACTATTGGTATAACATCTCAGTAGAACAGTATCGGGGCACAGCGTGGCTTGGAGATGCTGCCACAGGTGCAGCAAGGGCTGGGGCAGTTTGTGGGCTACGTCTAGTCCATTACTTGAATCGGCTTGGGCAAAATCAATGTTCCAATGGGAGTAGCCCATGACCTTGCTGCTGCGCCAGCCGTAGTGCCAGCCTTGGGTTTGGATCTGATCCAATATGGGATCGATGAGATTACCAGGTATGATATTGGGTATGGCGCTAAACATTAGGTATCGTCGTCACCGTCACCGTCACTATCATCGCCCATGGGGTCATTGCCCATGCCCATGCCCATGCCCATGGGAGGTATGCCGCCTCGAGGATCTACACCCCAATTGCCAGCCACGGGCGCGAACGTGGGGGGATTGCCCACACTGTCCTTGATAGATTTCCATGATCCGTTTTGTTTTACATAGATAGAATCGGCCCTACTCCATACTCCGTTGTTCTTGACCCAGGTGTCAGGCACACGAGTAAAAGATCCCGATTGATGCACCCAGATTCCACCTAGACCAAAAAACAGTATGACCGCGGCGCCATTGCGACCTCGGCCTCCTAAACCATTGGTTATATCACCAAGGCTGCCCTTCCCCGCTTCACCTGCATATTCTCTATAATAGGGATTGTCGGCGCCAGCGGCCTGCCAGTTGGTGGGATTGGCGATAACATCCCCATAGCTGGTACCATACGATCCACCTTCGCCGCTGTAGACTCCGGCTGTGGGATAGCCACCGTTACCACCGTAATATCCACCACCACCACCACCTCCTGGTAAAGCCCCAGGCAAGCCATTTTCACCAGCATGCGATGAGGGCTCTTGCCCCCGAGGGCCAGGTGCACTGGTGATGGCTTTGGTTGATAGGC